ATGGCCAGCAACCAGACGGTGTCCAAGGCCAAAGCTAATAAGCAGGACGAATTTTACACCCAGCTGAGCGACATTAGCAACGAGCTTAGGCATTATAGGTCGCAGCTGCGCGGTAAGACCGTCTTGTGTAATTGTGACGATCCCTATGAGAGCAATTTTTTCAGATATTTCGCGCTCAATTTCAACACTCTCGGACTCAAGAAGCTTATCGCAACTAGCTACGCCAAATCGACGATCGTTGGCGCCCACCTCCCCCTGTTCGATATTGAAGGTCTTAAGCCGGAGGGAAGGAAGCCCTACGCCATTGAGATCAATGAGGTTCCTGACCATAACGGCGATGGCGCGACTGACCTCTCAGACGTCGAATATCTGCTTAGGCACGATGCTAACACCGCGCGGACCTTAAAAGGTGATGCCGAGTGGGGCGCAGGTGATTTTCGGAGCGCCGAATGCGTGGCCTATCTGGCCGAAGCTGACGTGGTCGTGACGAACCCGCCATTTTCCCTGTTCCGCGAATATGTCGCTCAGCTTGCTGCCCACGAAAAGCAGTTCCTTATTATTGGGAATCAAAATGCTATCGATTACCGGGTCGTTTTTGACCTTATCCGGCAGGACAAGCTGTGGCTTGGGGTGGAAAACGGTGGAACAAAGTGGTTCAGGGTGCCGGATGACTACGATATTCAGACTGAGTCACGGATAAAAATTGAAGACGGTATAAAATACTTCAGCATGGGCAGCATCATGTGGTTCACTAACATGGACAATCCCAAGCGCCATGAGACGCTAACGTTGTATAAGACGTATTCTCCAGAAGAATACCCGACATACGAGAACTATGCGGCGATAGAGGTCAGCCGTGTCGCCGAGATACCGGAAGATTATGACGGCGTGATGGGGGTTCCGATCACGTTTCTCGATAAATACAATCCCGATCAGTTCGAATTCCTGGGCATGTGCGAAAACAAAGACCTATTTGGTCTGAAAACTCGCGTTTACTCGACCAAGGAATGTCAGGATGCGTATCGCGCCATATTCGGTCGAAAAGGCACATATGACCTGAACGCGGCAGGCGTCGTAGGCGGCCGAAAAGTCTACAAGCGGCTCTTGATCAAGAGGAAGCGCTAAATGGAGATTCCGCACCGAGACGTTAAGATCTCTGAACTCGTCGAGGGTTATAGCGACAGAGGCGAAGAAGGCGTGAGTGGCTTTGGCGGTCGCTTAGACATTCGCCCTGCCTATCAGCGCGAGTTTGTATACGGCGACAAAGAACGTCGAGCCGTCATTGATACGGTGCGCAAGGGCTTTCCCCTGAACACGATGTATTGGGCTGTGTCGGGCGACGACTTTGAGCTGATGGACGGTCAGCAGCGAACAATCAGCATTTGCCAATACGTGAACGGTGAGTTCCCTGTAGACATTGACGGCTCGCCTAGGTTCTTCGACAACCTAACTGCAGACCGTAAGCAGCAAATTCTTGACTACCAGCTTTCCGTATATGTCTGCGATGGAACTGATGACGACAAACTCGACTGGTTTAGGGTCATCAACATTGCTGGGCTCAAACTAACCGATCAAGAATTGCGAAATGCGATTTATACGGGACCTTGGCTATCTCATGCGAAGTCTTGGTTTTCAAAGAGAAATGCACCCGCCACAGCTATTGGAAGTCCGCTGCTGAGAGGTGCGCCAAACCGACAGGAATATTTGGAGACTGCCCTTGATTGGCTATCGAAGGGTCAGATCGAACAATACATGGCGGAGCACCAGAACGATGCCAATGCAAACCCGCTCTGGACCTACTTTAAAAATGTCATCGATTGGGTGAACCTGACGTTCCCTAATTACCGCCCAGAGATGAAGGGAATAGCATGGGGGCCGTTGTTCGATCGTTTCGGGGATAAGCCGCTGGATACGTCCAAGTTGGAAACCGAGATATCGCGGCTGATGCGAGATGAGGAGATCACCAAGCGCTCAGGGATCTACGAGTATGTGTTGAATGGGAATGAGCGCGCTTTGAATTTGCGTGCGTTCACAGATAACGTGAAGCGGGCAGCATTCGAGACGCAGCGTGGCATTTGCCCTGCATGTCCGCCCGACCGCGGCGCGTGGTTGCTGACCGAAATGGAAGCGGACCACATCACGCCATGGAGCAAGGGCGGGAAATCGGTTGCGTCCAACTGCCAGATGTTATGCAAGCCGCATAATCGACTTAAAGGCGGCAAGTAGTCTCTCTGCAGCTCACCCGGCTGACAACTTAGAATGCCCTAAAAAGCGGTCGGCGTCCGCTCACAGCGCTCTTGCGCCACCTCCTCGGCTAATCTCCCCCGGTTTGGTGCCGAAGTCAGCTGAGGGTAAGATCCGATTTCCTTGAAGTATTTCACGCCCCTATCGACGCATTCCGCTATCGGGTCTGCTTCAGGAGCTGCTTGGGCGCAGCCAGTCAACAAAACGACAGGCATCAACCGCAACCATCGGAGATACTGAACCATAGCATATTCCACGAAATAGGGCCTGTGGCCCGGCGGTAACAGTGGCCTAAACGAGAGCGCAATCAAATTCCGAAATTCAAGGGGCCGCACGAAGGCCGAATCCCGAATTGAGGTCGTCCATCCTGTCTGCTAACCTATCTGCGCCGCTCGTTTCGCGGCGCTCTCATTGATGTGTGGCGTTTGGCGCGCGGTGAGATCATCGCGCGCCTTGCGTTTTAACTAGCGGAGTTCGGCTCGCTGTATCGCCGAACGACTCACTCCATACTCGCGCGCCAACTGCCCAAGAGACTGGCCTTGCGCCCGACTTGCGCGAATGTCGGCGCATTGGGCATCGGTGAGGGTGGTTGGTCGGCCTAGCCGCTTTCCCGCCGCCTTTGCACGCTGCAATCCGGTCTGCGTGCGCTCGACCAGCAAGTCGCGCTCGAACTCCGCCATAGCGCTAATGACGGTCATCACCATCTTACCGGCTGCGCTAGTAAGATCGACGCCGCCGAGTTGTAGGCAATGCACCCGGACGCCATCACCGGCGAGCCGATCGATGGTTGCGCGCACATCAATTGCGTTGCGGCCTAGGCGATCTAGCTTTGTCACGACCAGCACGTCGCCGGACTCCATGCGATCGACCAGCCGCGCGAAGCCTTCGCGTTCCATCGCCGGGGTCGAACCTGATACCGTTTCGGCAATGACGCGCTTGGGCTCGACGGCAAATCCGCTGGCGGTAATCTCGGCAACCTGATTGTCGGTCGTTTGTTCGGCGGTGCTCACTCGGCAGTAAGCGAACGTGCGGGACATGGGAACGACTCCTGTATCGAAAACGTGTCCCGTATATCTAGCTGTATCTAAACTCGAGTCAACCTATATTCCGATACAATCTGAGGGGGTATATCGTATACGGTCGTTTTCGATACAGAATTGCGGTGCTGTGCGCGCCTGTGATGCGAGCAGCATGGGAATACGCGGATTTGTGGGCTGTCAGCCGAGGCGCGAGGCACCGGGGCTTTGGGCGCAATGCGAAACTCGTGGTGCGGGGAGCGATAGCCGCGAGGCCGATGGGTTGGTTAAGGCGGGGGAGGCGCGGCAGTCGCCCCGTCGATAATGCGCGCGAGAAACGACATAAGCATCAGCCCGTGAACCATATACATCTGGTCTGTTGGTCTGACCTCGTGCGAATGAGGATTTCGGATAAAGGCGCGCCATCCCTGCATAAGCATCAGGGCTCCCCGCTGAATGTTTCGATCAGTTTCGGTTTCCAGCTTGGTAGGGACAATATATTTTGGCGGGTTACCGCCGAATGCTTTCCCCATTTCTCCCTCAGAGTCATCCGCCGCCTGCGTGTGCTTTTTGAAAAGTGTTGCGAGGTCAACGCTGCACGACAGCATTAGCGCATGATAATCGGGCTCGGCTTGCGCCATTGTGAGTTCGAGCCGCGGCCGGAATAGCGGGTGGATGAATCGTTCCAGTTCTCCCAGCGTGCTCGCGGGCATCGCGAGTGCATACTTTTCGGCGTCGGCCAAAATTTCGGGGACATCCATGATAACCATGTCATGCCAGTCAGTCGGCTCGCAGAAGCCTATATGCCTTGCCAAGTCAGGACGCCGACTGATCGGAAAATCTTCGGGTAACAATGCTGTCAGTGCATCGTAGTGCCCCTTCAATGCCACCTTTAGGGCAGCGCGGGCGGCCGGAGATTCATACTCGTCGACTCTGCGCAAAGCGAGGCCCGCCAATGCCGTTATCTTGCGGCATTGAGAGCTAACGGAAGCGAGCCATTCGGTAGATGGGTTAGGCATTCTTGTTCCCCTCTCAGGTCGAGAGGGCATACCGGGAGTGAGAATTGCGTCAATGTTCCGGTTGGCTGGTTGCAATCTGGAATGCCGTCGAGAATATCCACGGGAACGACGAGGGGTGCCCAATGGAAATTCAGATGCTTGCGGCGCTAAGCCAACCGAATGACGCAATGAAGGACGTTATTATACCGCTGGTATCCGGCCTTGGCGGGGCGGTGGTGGGGGCGGTGGTAAGTTACTTCACCGCCAGCCGATTGGCTAAGCAGACATCGGCGGAGGTGCTGGAGCGAGATAAGGCGGCTCGGCGAGACAACGACGTCCGCGCTGCGCATCAGGTCTTCGTGAAGCTGTCCGTTATCGCCAATTCGCTTTGTGGCTATCACAAGCAGGTTGAGGAAATGATTGCCAAAGCGGATGCCGACGGCAACGCGAAGATTTTGATTTCGGAAAAGCTATCGACGTTTGCTGGCATTGAGCGAGCGTCTCCCGTCGAGTTTAGCCCCGACGAACTATCGATTTATATCGCGGGCAAACAACAAGACTACATGAACAATCTTCTCCTTCTCGCTCGGCATCATGAAATTCATATCAGTCACCTGATCACGTTCGCTAAACTCAAGGCGGCGTTGCACGAGGAGATTGCCGCGATCGGCGTCACGACGCGCGATGAGTCAGGAATGTCGAGAACACGCATTCCGAACATGCACCCGCGATACAATCTCGTGATGACAAAGCGCGACGAACTCGAAATTTATACAAAAAGCATGCGAACATTGTTGGCAGAGGGCGACAAGCTCGCACGCCGCGTAACGGAACAATTCAACAGGGCGACGGAGGCATATCTGGGTGAAGGTTCAATGCCTGATTTCGAAGAGGTGAAATCAAACTAGCTTTGTGCTCGGCTCGCCTCAATCACCGCCGCCCCAAAGTCATCTTGTCCCGCCCGGTCGCGCTTTGTCACGTCGCGGGATTTCGCCGCCATGCCGAGCTTTATCATTACGCCGCCGAGGGCCTGTAGGTTGCGGCGGTAGCTCTCTTCGTTGATCTCGCGACCTTCGAGCAGATCGGCAGCGAAACGCTCGCACAGCATCGCAAGGGTCGCGGCGTTGACGAGCAGGATGCGTTCGGCGGGCGTCGGGTCGTGTTGTAGCTGCGTCGCGAGTTCGGTAGCGAGCGCGCGGAAGCGCTTGGCGTCGGTCGTTCGGCCGTCGATCCTGCGGCCCGCGACAATAAGGGGCTCATTGGCGAACGAGTCCAGGTCATGCATGGCGCGGGGCTTTCTGTTTGCGGCCGCGGGGTGCACCGCCGCTGATCGGCACGCGGGGCACGCGGGGGATCGGCTTCCCGCTCTCAATGAAGTCGAGGGCGGCGCGCCGAACGTGAATTGGATCGAGGCCCGCAAGCTCGCATACGGCGCAAAAATCGGGGTCGGCGTCTTTGATCCAGCCGAGGGCAGTGCCGCGCGCAACATTGCGGGTGCGGGGCGTCGTCGTGCCGGTGTTTTTGCCTGCGGCGTCGAGGATAGCAGTTAGCAGGACCGCGAGCATTAGGCGGCGCTCGGGGGTTGCGTCGTGCTCGGCATAGAAATCCGACATGGGGAGGTGGGCGCTCATGCTCGTCTCGAAAGGCTGGCGCGGCAGCGACAGCCCATTTCCAGCGGTGCCGACATGCGGGGGCCGAAAGGCGTTTCGAAAGGCTGGTCGAGTGGAACGCCGTCGGGATTCATGCCGGGAACTTGGCTGTGGGCATGGCGCACACGTTCGTCGCCAGCGGTGCGCCAATGGCGGCGCTGGTCGGCGGGTAGGGCTCCAAAACGTTGTGCGATCGACCAGCCAGTAAGCTTGGCTTGCTCGGCGAGGGTGTGGATGCCTTCGGCAAGGGTGGCCTGAATGCGGTGGTGGCGAAGGGCGGCGGCATGACGGTCGAGCATGGCGTCGGCATCAGCGGCGGTGAGATTGGGATTGCTGAGTGCTTTGGTGAGCATGCGGGTTTGCCCCGCCGATAGGTGGCCGCGCGTCGCAGCGATGATCGCACGGGTGTTGACGTTGCGGACGTAGGTTGCGCGGACGCGGTTGCCTCTCGCCTCGGTGCGCGGGGGAATGCGGACGCGGGGCGCGTCGAGATAGGTTTGCAGCGCTTCGCGCATGATTTCGAGGCCGGTGGCTTGTTTCACCGATAGGCCGATAGCGCGGCGAAATTGGGCAGCGCGGGCAGATGGCGAGCCCACGCCATAGATCGCACTTTCGATCGCGGTGCGGATGGCATCGGCCGTGCTGGTTCGAAATGCGGGAAGGAACGCGGCGGCAGCCGTGTTGCCGTCGCGGACGGCCGCGCCGTTCGGATTGAGCGCGTGGCGGGCTTGGGAAGCCGCGAACGCAGCGATTGCACCTGCGAGCGTGACAAGCGCGGCGAAGCCATCGGCAAACGGCGCGTCGAGGTCGCCGGGAAAGCCGGTGTCGTCGAGCCCGAGGATGATGGCGATTTGATTGCGAATGTGGTTCGCGTCGATGTCGTCGAGCGCCGATGCCAGCGTCGCCATGTCGATCGTGTCGAGATAGCCGTCGGTCGCCGCGATCAGCACGGTGGCAAGATCGCTTTCATGGGATGCCGCGAGCGTTTCGATCGGGTCGCTGGCCATTAGAAACGAACCTCGGCGACGTGTGCCGACGATGCGGACAGATAAGGTTCGATCAATCGGCGGACGTGCTTGGGGAGTTCATCGGCCAGATGCTGGTAATACATCTCCATCGCGTCGCCGAGCATGCGCTGCATGATGGCGGGGCCACTGCCGAGCGAGCCCGTTGCGAGCAGATGGATAGCAAGTTCAACCGAGGCGGTCTTGATCGCGTCGGGAATTTCGGTGGTCAGGGGATAACCGAGGGGTGCACGCTCGGCGACGCGCGGCCACGCGAGCGGTTGCGTCGGTGCCAGCTTGCGGCCCTGCCACTGCATCCGGTCGAGCAGCGACGTGGCGGTGATGAGAGCTTGTTCCTGAGTTCGCGCACGGCTGTTGTTCCACGGCTCGGCGAAAAGACGGGTGGAAGCGATGGCGTTTGCGTCCGCGAGATTGAGGTAGGCGTGCTGTCCAACCGTGATGATCGGGCATTCGTCGAAATCGGCGCAATCATCGCCGGGGTGCGGGGTGTCGGTCACGACAGATATACCTTTGTAATGGTGCGAACGCCGAGGGTGCGGCGTTCAATGCGAATGGCTTTGAGGGTTTCGCCATCGTCGAGTTCGAACGTCGCGCCGATCGCGACGGGGCGCGGATGGTCGAAAAGCCATACGGTCGCGCGGGCATCGGGCATGTTCTCGCCGGATGCGCGACCGAGCACCTTGCCGGGGCCATAGGTCACGCGCGCGGGATGCTCGGTGAAGCCGGTAAGGCCGTCGTTGCCGAATATGTCGCGCACCGGCGGCAGCCAGTGGCGAACGGTGGCATTCAGAAGGGAACGATGGGCAGCGAACATGGGGCACTCGGATCTTGCGGAATGGGTGCCGGTCGCGCCCATTGGACGTGGGCCACCGGCTTTCGGGGTTGTTTTTCATGCAAGGTCACTCGCCGAATTGACCCTGCCAGACGGGCGAACGTCTGAACCTTTGCGACCCCCACCAATCCGCGCCGCCAGCGTGTGATTGCGGATTGGGTTATGGGGCTCGCGTCGCTGGCGGCAGGGGTGGCTTAGGCCAGCTTTACGCCTTTCAGGCGCGCGGCGCATTTCGGATGCTCGAGAACCAGCGTGCCGTAGTGCTCGACGCGGGTGCGGTAAGCGGGCTTCGACTGAAGTTCGCCGAGGTCGCGAACGCTGATCGGGGCAGTCTGCGCACCGAACATCCCATCGGGGCCGAACTTGGCCGCGTAGATGCTCGCGGTGTTGTTCGCGGTGCCTTGCGTCTCGTCGAAACCGAGGATCGCGTTGCCCTCGTTGTCGTCCTCCACGATGCCGAACGGCACACCGTAGTAGAGGTCGATTTCGCGACCAAGGTCATCCTTCGCGATCGTGAGCGCGTTCACGCTACGAGCGAGCTGGCGGATGACCTGTCGCGTTTTCTTGTTCATGAGTAACAGGCTCGGCTCGCCGGCGACGGCATCGACCAGATCGTCGAGCATCGCGAGGGTCAGCACGCCGCCGTTGGCCCCGGCACTGAGGACCTGTGCGCCAGTCAGACGGGCGTTGAGGCCGTCGAACTCTTTGACGTTCGCGGTCGCGTCGCCGTCGAACACCGTTTTCAGGTGCGACAGCGAAAGGGCCTTCACCTTCATAGCGTCATGGATAGCACGCGTGTCGTTCGGGCCAGCGCTCCACGCAATCAGCGCGGTATCGACGTCGAGATCGCCGCCGATGATTTTCAGCGGGTCGGCAAGCTGCGTGATGACGCCGGTGCTTTCCGTGTAGCTTTCGTTGATGCCACGGAAGGCCACCCCGGGCAGCGTCGTCTCGCGGTTGTAGACGTAAGCGCCACCGGCGACGTTCGCCCACGGCATATACTGCATGATCGGATTGGTGCTGGCGAAAATCTCGACGACGCCCGCCTGAAGCGGGTCGTTGTTGAGCTTGGCCCATTCGGTTTGGGAGAGCATTCTAGGTATCCTCTATTTTCTGATCTTCGCGATTATTTCGAGTAACCCGCCGCGAGCTTCGCGAAGGTCGGCAGCGACGAGAGGTCGGTTTCTTTGGGGGTGATTGCGGGGCGCTCGCCGCCATCGGTCGGCGGAACGATGGGCTTGTCGAATGCGCCAGTCGCCTTCGCCTGATTGAACCATGCAATCTGATCGGCGGGCGACAGGTTTTCGGGAATGAGGCCACGCAGATGCTCGGGGACACCGGCGAGGGTAGCCTTTGCGGTGTCGGCGAGTTGTGCCTTCAGCGCCGCAAGCTCGGTCGCGGCAGCGTCATCGGTGGCGGCAGGGGCAGGGGTTTCAGCTTCATCAGACATGATTATTCTCTCACAGGGGAGCCGCGAGCGCGGCGGTTTCATCGTTGCGGCGTTGGAGTTCGCGAAAGGCGGCGTCGCGATCGGGGAAGCCATCGGGATTGGTCGCGAGCAGCACATCGACCGGCGACCAGATGCCGAGGTCGACCTTCGATTGCGCGTTTTCGAGTGCTTCGGCTTCGGAAAGCTGATCCTGTTGTTCCGCAAAATCGCAGCCAATCGCAGCGTCGTCGGGGATGGTGCCGGGGCGGTGGGTGTTGACCACGGCTTTGACCGTGGCAAACAACCGATCTTCCATCGCGCGAGCCTGCGCTACCTGATCCTGTCGCACCTCTTTGAGGTCGAGGCGACCCGCGTGCTTTGCCGAGCCGGACTCCGCGACCTTGGAGAGATCGAACAAATCCGATCCGACGCCGTAGGTAGCTGCGGTCTCGCGGAGCACAAATTCGAGCGCCGACAGGATCGAAGTGATGGGGGCATTGGGGGCGGCGAAGCCGAATTGCCCACCTTGGGGCAGCGCGACGGCGCGATCGGGACCGAACTGCAAAACCTCGTTCGCCGAGATGCCCGAGGCCCATGCTTGACCGTGCGCTTGGTGCTCGACTGCGCGCCAGAGGTTCGCAAGCCCGACGTTAAGCGCATCCTGTGCCGCATAGAGATCATCGCCACCGGGAATGAAAAATTCATCGTCGGGAAGGCGATCATGCCACGGCACGAAAGGAAGGATGCCATAGGGCTGCACGCCGTTCGCGTTGCCTTCGATCGGTTTGTGCGCGCCGCGATGGTTCAACCGCTTGAAGCTGGTCGCCGTCCAATCATGATAACAGGTGTCTTCGGGTCGGTCGCCCGCATAGGTCACGATGACGCGATCGGGTCGCTCGGGATTGCTGCCGAGCACGTCGAGCACGTTGGGGGTAAGCACCGAAAGCGTCGGCTGTTCGGTTTCTTCGTCCCAACCGACCTGAAGCATGACGGTTTTGCAGATTTCGAGATACCGCGATGCTTTCTTGAGCACCGCATCTGCATTCATCGCACGATACAGGGCATCCCCGGCGGCTTGATCGATGCCGGTGAACGTGCGGCGCGGGGGCTGGCGATAGGTGCTGGCGCGCTTGTCGGCGATCGTGCGGACCATGTTGACGCTGAATATGCGGAACGTCTCGGGCTTGGCAAAACGCCGCGCAATCAGGTCGCGGGCCTCGGCATGCGAATTGTCCCAATAGTATTCGAGCCGCTTGGCGTGCTTCGCCTTGCGGGCACGGCTTGCCGCCGTGATGCGGATAACGTCAGAATTTCCAGTCAGGCCAAACACAGGTGTTTCCAATCGAGCGCGCGCGTTCATCGCGGCAGCGTGTGGGAGCCGACATTGCGGAGCTTGTCGGCGATGAAGGCGGGGAGGGGCAGGGGCGCGATCGGGCCGCGAGCGAGGTATGCATCAAATAGGCGGGTGGCCTCGGTCATGGATCGGCAGGCGTCGGCGCACGCGGGAATGTGCCCGCCGCCGTTGAGCGCGCAATGTTGGATGTTCGCGCCGCGACCGTCGCAGTTGATGCCCTCAATTTCATAAGGATTGAGCGTCACCGATCGCAGCGAGTAGAGCGCCCAAGCTACCGCATGCACAAAGTCATCGTGCCCGCCGCGCGGGTGTGTGAACTTGGGCACGGCGGCCTCGCCATCGGTCGCCTTGCCGTCCTCGTGGACCTCAAACGCGCGCATCTCGGCAATGAGGTCTTTGAATTTCGGATGGATATGTAGGCGTTGTTCGGCGGCGGCCTGATAGAGGCCTAGGAACGCGGTGTATTTCGTGCGACGCGACGGGTGCACAACCTCGGTCGCGTTGCCGTAAGGGCGGCTGGCGCACCAGTCCGCAATGTCACCGGCGTTGTAGCTTTCGAGCACAAGGCGGGTCATGCCGTGCGAGGAATGGTAGCCGTCGAACCGCGATTTGATGCCCGCCGCGCGACTGAATGGCACGGCATCGGCGTCGAGGATAAACACATGCTCCTCGTCGTCGATCGCGATCTTGGCGACCGCCGCGCACACCGTAGCGTCGCCGCGAATGGTGCCGCCGAATGCGCGATCGAGCCCCCCGCCGACGATTGCAGCCGAGCCCGAGGCCAACGCCGCTAAGTCGAGCGGATAGGTTTCGATGGCGGGGTCGAGAATGTCGGCGGGGAACAAGAGGTTTGCGGCATCGCCCCAGCGGTTGAGGTGGAGCAGCGCGAATTTATGGGGCAGCATCTGCCGCGACAGGCTGCGTAGCTTGGCGGGCGCAATCCACGCCGGGGCGTTCGTGCAAGCGTCGTCGAGGTCGCGATACTGGATATGGGAAAATGCGATCGACAAGTCCGGATCGGTCGGATGGTTCGCCGACTGATAGAGTTCCCACAGCTTCGAACTCTTCGGCGCGACCGTGCTGTCGATCAAAAGCAGCGAACCCTCGGTGTCGAGCAGCGAACCGGCGAGAGCTTCATAAACGTCATCGCCGCCATTCTTCGCGGCGTGGATTTCGGAGATTTGGGCGCACGACAGCTTTTTGCCCCAAAGGGCCGAGGGGTTGCTGCTAAACGCTTGAATGATGCTGCCGGTGCTGGCGAGTTCGATGCGATCGGCACCGATCTTGATCGTGCCGTTCGCGACCAGTCGCTTGAGCAACGGTGTTTGCTCGAATGTCGTGCGGATCGTGCGGAATGCGGTATCAACGACTTGCTTTTCGCTGTTCGCGACAACCGCGATGTTTTCAGCGGGCCGGGTCAGGAAGCGCCAGACGATGACCATTGCGCTGGTCAGGGTTTTGCCGTGGCGGCGGGGCCAGCAAAAGGTAGCTACCGAAACGCCGTCGGTATCGAGCGCCTTGGCAATCTCAACACGTTCGCGGGGGCCAGGACTAAAAGGGACGTATCCACCCGAGCCCGATGGGACGCGCGGCTGCACGTCTGCCAAGAAGGCGAAGAAGCCATTGCTGCCGGATCGCCATTTGGCGATCGACGCGGCAAGGCCGGTCGGGGCGGATGAAGGGGGCAAGCGAACTCACAGGATGATGGGGAACGCCGCGTAGTCGCGGGATCAACCTGTTCGCTGGTTTGAGCGGCCTATAGCGAGGCGTGCGCCGTTGGGCGCTGAGTCCTATGTCGATGCCGAGGAGGCAAAGCCCACATGGTTTCAAGCCCGAGTGGATGAGGCTGCCGACCCCGCTCGCCATGTCGGCAGCAATGGGTGACTTTGATGAGCAACAGTTTATCAGGCTCACCGAGAATGTCAAACGAAAAGAGAACATTCGAGGAATGTTTGTTCCCCGCGCGGGGCTGGCCGTCACACCGACGAGTTCGGGGAAAGTGATTATACCGGTCGGGCGGGCGCGCGCGTGATTCTTAGAATCTTATATTATTATATTTATATATCTAAGATTCTTGATTCAGATTCAGATTCAAAAATTGATTCCCAAAAGGTTGTTTTTCTCACTTCGTTCGAAAAACAGGAGCGGCGTGTCGCTTCGCTACACACCGCCCTCGTTTTCTTGAATTTCGAGAAAGGGCGACCGTCGGGGTGAAGCAAGATCACCGGGGTAGGAAAACCCATCGGGGTTGACAGGTCGATGGTTTCGGCAGACGTTGAAACCCATCGAGCCCGCGGTGTGCTCAGACCTGCCCAAACATGGTTTCGGCGGGCCATATCTTTTGATTGCCTCTATTTTTCGATTTCAGCCCCGCTACGGGGTGAAGAAATCATTTTCTAGGCAAGGGTAGCCCAAAGCCATCTCGGCTCTGCAAGGTGCCTTCTAGGGCATTCTAGAGGGTGTCGGGATTTTCGAGAAATCCACTTCCTTCCACCGGACGGCTTCAATCCAATCCTTGAGCATGGTCACCGTGCCTTGCCGTATCTCTCCGTATCCACCGGGGGTAGATTTTATGCTGTGGCCTAGGCACACGCCGACTTCGTTGTCGAGCAGGCGTGCCTCGACACGCAACCTATCGGCGAGTTCGTGGCGGAAGCTGTGTGCGCCGATGCCATCCGCGCCCTGCTTAACGCCGATCGCGGCGAGATAGTCCCGCCACCAGCGCGAGGGCTCGCCGCTAATCTGACCCCGGCTGTTCGGCTTGAGCTCGGGAAATAGAGGCGCTGTGCCGTCACCCCCGGCGCGGACCCGCTGCCGCTCCACGAAATCGAGAAAGCCCAGCGACTCAAGCCGCGAATGGACGGCGGCGGGGCGGCTCTTGCCGCTCTTGGTCGATAGCTTGCCTTCATGGGCAATGTGCACGAACCAAACGCCATGCTCTTGCCGAATGTCGCCGATGCGAAGCTGTGCAATCTCGCCGATGCGCGCGCCGGTGAACATGCAAACCAGCGGAATCCACTTCCGCCAATCGTCAGCGTGGCGATTGCCCGCTTTATGTTCGGCATCGTCATCAAGAAACCCGGCAAACAATGGCGATTGGAGTATTTTGTTGAGGACTGGCGTCGTGAATGGTGGGCGAGGATTCTTGCCCTTCACTTTTTCGTGCCATTGTCCGTCACACGGGTTCTTGAGCGTTTCCCATTCTAGCTCCCGAATGATCCATTTGAATAGGGGTGAAAGGGTGGAAAGGTGCTTGTTCACGGTGGTAAATGCCGTTTCCGCCAAGCCAAGCTCGCGCGCTTTTGCAGCGGCCTGCCGCATGTCTAGTCCGTTAAGCGACTTATGGCTTTTCCATTTTGGCGGCAACTCACGCAAGCGATTGCGATAATCCTTAACATCCAATCGGGTGATGGAATCAATTGCTCGGTCAGTCCCGAAAAACTCCGCAAACTGTTCGATTACCTTACGATCCTGATTGACGGTATCAGCTCGTTTTTCGCCCTTCGCCAGTTTGTCCGCCGCCCATTTCTCGAACAATTCGAGCAAGTTTTCGCCCGGCTTGGCCTTTGTCGCCGCACGGTCGCGGACACGCGCGACGATGCCGCCCTCGGGCTCGGCGGCGGCTTCACCGTGGGCAATGCGATAGGTGGTATCGAGCGCGGCATGTCGGGCAGACGCCAGATACTCGCATAGCTTGGCATAGGCCTCGCTATCCTGCGCAAAATCGAAACCCAGATCGTCATTGGCTGCATCGGCAAGGCTTCGGATTGCTTCGCGATCACTGGCAGTGGAAAGATTGATCGCAGTGCGCCGCTGGTATCGCCGCCAGCGTTCCCCGCCCTCACTGGCGGCGGCGAGCCGACGACCCGCCTCATGCTCGCGAAGCATATCGTAGCCAACTAATACTGCCGCGCCTTCGAGTTCATCGTTGCTCGCCGAGCGGTTAGCGGGTGAGGGCGAAGCATCTGGGAGCAGACCCCAATCGCGCAAAAGCTGATTGCGCTTGTCCTGTGCCAACGCCGCCGCCTGTCGAATGTCGGTGGTCCCGAGCGAGCATTGCCAGATGGATTTACCGACCTCGGCGCGAACTTTTTTCGGCACCGACATGCGGAACCACAGGACATGGGTTTCGGGTCGAGCCCAGACATAGGGCGGCATTTTCGCGGCGCGCTTCAT